GCAGAAAAGAAGCAAGTAAATGTATGGAATCCTGAATTAAAAAAGGAGGCACCTACAGAACGTCCAGTAATAATGAGCTTGGTTGGTAAACCTGTTAAAGTAGCTGTTCATCAAGTTATTGAAGACAAACAAGCTAAGAACGACAAAGGCGAATATGTACCAACTGGTGCATCTCGTACTGTAAACCAGTGTAAGTTCTTTGGTAATGCCGAAGGTAAGACTGCTGAAGAAATTACCAATAAAGAACCTGCTGCTAGATTTGATAAATGGGCCCAGAAGAATACGGGTACAGTTATCGATAAATCTACTGTAAAAAAGGGTAACAATTCTGCTGCTGATATTATGGGTAGTGCATCTGCAGATACAGGTTCATTGTTTCAAACAGACCCTCCGATCTAATGAGAGTCTGTGGGATTGACCCAGGGGCTACTGGAGCAATATGTGTGTTGGATAGCCATGATCCAGCACACGTTGCTCTGTTAGACCTAGCTAAGACTACTACGTTTGACGCATCTCAATGGCTTCATGCCCAGAAACCAGATATAGTCTGGATAGAAAATATTCATGGATTTCCTGGTATGACTGCTAAATCTAATTTTGGCATGGGTCGTGGTGTTGGTAAAGCTCATGCTATTGCTGAAATTGCTACACATGGTCAAGAAGCTAAATTAGTAGTTGCTCAAGTTTGGCAAAAATACATAGGTGTAACTGCTAAAGGTAAAGCTATAAAAAAACAAGTAGCTAAGATAGCTCAGTACTTGTATCTACAAGCTGAACTACATGGTAAACAAGGAGGCTTACTTGATGGGAGATCAGATGCTTTAATGATTGCCTATTATGGACTCCATTATAAGGAGAAAGTATGAAGATAGAAATAGATGTAGATATTGAATCTATAGTAATAGAAGCACTTAAGAAAAAACAATATTTTCACACAGAAGATACAACTCCTGTTCCTATAGAAGCTACTACTAATAGTAGATCTAAATGGGAATTTAGCCGTAGGAATGGAAGAAGACGTACTCCAGAGGAAATGGCTCTACATGATCTAGAAAAAGAGAAGGGTCGTAGACTAACTCCAGAAGAAAAAGGTGAGGCTAAAGCACTAGTTGAGATAGATACAACTACAGAGAATCAGGTTAAAGAAGCAACTATTAAGAAAGTTCGTATAGATACTATGACTGCTGAAGGTATGGCTGCAGCTTCTAAAGAACTAGCCGAAGAAGAGAAGACAGAGAATAAAAAAGAAGCTGAAATTCCAAAGACTGAAGATCTAGCTAGTATGGATTCTCTGTTCTCATGACAAATTTGAAGAGTATATTTTACGCTATGCTAACAATTATAGCAGTTCTTGCCAGTATACTGTTACTACCGGTAGCTATTATAGTAATAGGAGGGCTAGTACTATTTGCGTTTTACAAGGTACTATTTACAGATCCTTATCGAAATTAGTTTATAAGGTATCCTTTAATATCTTTCCCGATTTCCCAGGCACTTAAATTATTAGCTTCATCAAATAAATTATCAGTTTGCCATAGGTTAGGTGTAAACTGCCCACCTAACCAGGAACTATTTATGTTACCTAGTGTTGGAACACCGGTAGCATGCTGAATCATAGCAGATATACCTACAGCTGTAGGACTAGTCTGTACCATTTGTTTAGCTGACCTTGTATTACGTAGATAGTAAGAAAGAAATGCTGTAACTCCAATAACATCTAATGCTTCCAAAGCAGCAATCATAGATTCATCAAATAATACAAATGCATTAAGTGAATCATGCAGAGCTGGTTTAAATTCTTGTCCTTTTACATTCATTGCATGCTCGATCATTACATATCTACCTATAAAATCTGTCATTTGAACTACTTGTCGAGATGCCTGGTATGGAGCACTTCCTTTAGTCCAAAATGCCCATGATGCTAATGTCTGTAAAGATTGAGGAACTAGTTTGCCATACTCTTCATACTTTCCTTTAAACAATGTACGTTTCATACGATTCCAGTATCCATCAATTTGTGCTTCATTAAGATCTTCTACGATTAATGAATCTACTCCTGCCTCACTCATTTTATGGATTCTGTTACGTTCTATTCGTACATCCAGTCTTTTTACTTTAAGTGCTTCCTGACTTGTTTCTTTATTTAAATTTCTGGTTTCTATAAGATGCACTAATTTTGCACGTTCTATATTATCTCTGCGGTACTTACTATATTCATTAATTCCTTCTATCGTTTTATTGTAAATATACGACATAGGAATTTTTCTCATTAACAATTGAAAAATGTTAGAACGCATATTACCAAAGACTACTGCAGGCATAGCTAAAACTATTCTGTTCTTACCATAACCTACTGTTTCTCGAGTACCATAATGAACTAATCCTGCTATTTGTTTAGCTCGTTGTGTAAGAAAGCCCTCACCAGCAAATAATTTCATTTGAGTAATATCAAGTTGTTTATACCCGAATACTTTATCAATAATATCTTCTCTAACCATAAACTTTCCATCTAAAGCAAAATCCTGTATGTATTCTCGAATAGGTTGAGGAAGTTGCCTGTATCGATCAATATATGGAAGTGTTGGGTCTAATATGTCAACAAATTCATCTGGATGAGCTTCAAGTAGATCTAGCTGCTCATGAATTAAAATATTTACAGTTTGTTTATCATTCTCGATTGTAGCTTTACGATCAGTATACGAAGATTCCATATGTGCAAATACATTTTGTATTTCTGAATCTGGACGTAGCATTTCTTTAACAGACTGATGGTCCATCATTGCACGATAATCAGTAATAACATTATTGCTATCACGAACAGGGCGAAACGCAAATCTATCGTCTATTTTAAATTCTTTAGCTAACTTTCCTTGCATTTTTTTAAAACCTTCAATTTTAGATTTTATTAGAGCAAAGTCAGGTTTACCTGTTTTAGAATTTATATATGAAGGATTACGCATTAGTATTTCAGTTAATGTAGTTCCCATATGTCGTTGATTAGTGGTAGACATAATCCCAGATATATCTTTTACTTCTGGTACATTTCTATTTATATACAACATATCATGCGTCTGGGACGCATCTATTTTACCTAAAGGATATTGATGACTATACCCAAGATTGTCCTCTTTCTCTTTATCAGAAGATGGTCCAAGTTTTATATCAGTCAGGTTATCCATACGTTCTACAATATATCCTTTAACCATCTGAATTGGGTCACCATCAAATAGATCTTTACGGGATTTTATTTTAAAATTAATATGATTACTCAGCAGATCTATCATTCCATTTTCTTTAGCATTTGCATTAAATTCACGATCAGATAGTCCTTTAACTGCGACCTTAGAATCTTTATCAAGATGGTCTATAGCAGATAACGTAGCAAAGGCATCCAGTAAATTAACCTGTTCTTCTGTAAAATTTTCTGATAAATGATCAAATGCAATAGAATACGCATTCATATAATTATCAGAAATACCGCCCTTAGTTTTACCAGTGGCTATAAATCTTCCTAGTTCTTCTGCATATCGTATTGCTCCAGAATTTGCACTCAATTTTAGTATTCTCTTAATATTGCTTTTTAATATACCTCTTTCATTCGCAGCAGAAGCATCATCGCCAAGTAGATTTAAAATCTTTTGAGTACTACTAGGATCATCAGTAAACCCTAAAGATTTAGCTAAACGAAGACTGGATAGGTCTGCTTTTAGTACTACGTCAGTAAGTGCTTCTCTAGTTCGGTAAGACATCCAATGTTTATCGCTAGGATCTCTTGATTTCCATATGTTCTCAAACCAATCAATAGTAAATGTTTCAGCTAATCTACGTTCTTTAGATATGTTAACTTTAGATTGCAGTACTTGTTCAACTAAATCCTCATTAGCTAATGCACCGCTACCGAGCTCTTTAGCTATACCGCGTAATGTAAAATTTAATACACTCGAAATCTCAGCTCTAGTCTCTTTAGCTACAGAATCATCACTCATAACTATATACGGATAGCCTACTAATCCAGTAGCAATCTTAAATGGTATAGAAGTACCTTTTGGAGTAGGTCCATGTTTTCCAACTTTTGCTGCCATAGTTTTAATTACGCCCTCATAAAAATCCCGGATAACTTGATCTGATTTATCCAGAGCTCTATATGTTTTACTTTCTAATTGTGCATGCTTACTCTTGTGTTTATTCTGAGCTGCAATCAATTGCTCCGTAATTGCAATTGCTTCTGCGAATGCCGTATTATCTTTAGCTTCATAAACTTTATAATTAAGTGCACTTTTAACAGTATTTACAACAAGCTTAAGAATTTCTAATAACTGACCAATGAAATCCGTCCTTTTAGTACGGTCAAGCTGTTTCATATGGCTTACTAATTGTTGATTAGTAAGAGCAAATGCTAAAAATTCATGTAATCTATTCTCTTCTTTTGTTTGAAATGCGTGTCTGTATAGTTTTCTAGACATAAAGACTTCTTCTGATGAAGCTAAATCAGTTGGCTTAGTTCCTTTTGGACGGAATACTTTCCATCCCATACCCTCTCCAAAATCTTTATTAAGGCTATCTTCAACTTGGGTGAATAAAGCTTCAAGACGATCAGCTATTTCTGGAACTTCATCAATGGCGACCACAGTCATAGCATGCACCATTTCATGAGTATATATTTCCTGGGGGGATTGCCCATTACGAGTTGAAGGAGTATCTTGTCTACTAGTTGAAACTTTCATACCCGTACTGTCTAGCTCATATTCCATCATTCCTTGAGTAACTCCATCAATCTGTTCCCAAGTTAAGTGAATTCCTCTTGTTGATTCAAAACCATCAGCTAAAATATTAAGTACTTGACTTAATGTAGATACATGGTCATCCATATCTTCTTTGTTGTTATAATAACCAGAAGAGAATTCACTAAATTTATTAAATAATAATCTAACTGAACTAGCAGTAATATCATCCATCTCTTCTGTTTCTTTTACGTCTTTAGGTAGTCCATCTAAAGAATGTAACCTTCTCTTTTTTACTTCTTTTTTAGTTGTTTCTCTTACGTCTTTAATATAATCAGTATATTCTGGAAACATTTCTTCTTGTTTAGCATGATCCTTTTTAAATTTTTCACCTCTACGTTCTTTACCTTTTCTATTTTTAGTCTTCCTTTTTTTCTTTTCGTTTTCTACTCTTATATGAGCACCTCCTTTTGCAAAAGCTGCTTGTATAGCTGTTCCTGTAGCATCAAACCAAGTTTTACCTTTATGTAATAGCTGGTTTACAGATGGCCAGAACATTTGTTGTATATTCATTGTACCTGCTTCAGATACTATACTGTCTCGCTTAGCTCTAGCTGTATTAACCTCATCTGTAACTCTTGCAAATTTCTTTTCTAAATCATTAAATGTAATTTTTCTTTCCCATTTCTTCTGCTTATTGTTATTCAAACCAGAGCTGGTATAGATAGACATTTTAATTTTATCCATTCTAGTAAGGGTTTTCTTAGCATTACTAGCGTTGGTAAAATTCATCTTTATTTTTTCAGGATCAAGATCATGCTCAGTTACCAATTTATTTAATTTTTCAGCAGCTTTCCGTGCTGCTGGAGTGTATTTAGTGGTTTCCACCCCATTCTTCCATTCATATGAGATTCCAGGTCTAAGAATTTTCAATAACTCTATCGCTTTAGCAGTCTGTTTTTCTGCTTTTTTAATAGCTGCTCGGTCCTTTTTAGATAGCTTTAAATTACGTTCATCTCGCTCATCTTTCAATCTGGTTGCATTGAAAACCTTTAAAACCTGCTTATAGGTTTCATCTATAATATTATGTTTTTGATTATAGAGTTGATAGCCTTTACCGTATACTTCACCAAGTATAGATAGCTGATCTGGGCTAGCTACGTAACCATCATGAATAGGTAATACTTCAACGTCACCTGCCCATCTTTCACCAGTTTCATCTAATATAATATCTGGGTTTCCGTTCATTGTCTGAGTCATGATTACTGCATCCATGTTAATAATCTGACGAATCAATGCAGCAACTCCTGGAGCAATGAATGCAAGTTGACTTGGTACACTTCTACTAGTTGTTTTATTTCCAGTTACAATATCTATAAAAGAAATCTGAACTTCTTCTGTTCTAATATTAGTTGAATCTTTTGATTGTGTTGCAAATTCAGTAGCACTTAAATCAATACCCCCTAGAATTTCTCCATTCTCGCCAATCTTAGATAGAGGTCCTGCTATTTGTGGGTATAATTTGACTAACTCACCCGTTGCTTCTGTAATAAGATCGTAAAGTTCTTGTTTAGTTAGGATGGTTCTTAGTTTGGGTTTTTGCTTGGAGAATTCCTTTTCTGCTTCTTTATTAATAGCTATACGATCACGATTCGTAGCTACCCATGTTACTTTTTTGTCAACTGTACCGTCTGGTTTTGTTGATGAAATATCAAATGTACCATCTGGTTTCTTTGAAACAATCCATGTACGATTTTTATGAGTAACATTAACAACGGTTTTATCTGGTGTGTACTCTTCATTTACTTCAGCTAATTTCTTTTCATATGCTTCTTCGTAATGGGTCATGAATGTCCAGTGCAACATTTCTCCCATTTCAACTATAGTGTCTCGGGGTTCTTTAGTTGGTCCGAGTAGCTTATTTAGTCCACTATTAAATCTAGGAGCAATTGTTGTACTAAGCCTTGCCATCAGTTGCTGCTGATCAAAATATTTATCGAAAGCATTTCCACTTTTTAATGCAGAAAGAAAGGTATCGTAATTTACGGGTCTCTTACTCTTAGATCTTGTTTTTGTTTGGTCAAATGCACCTAATACCTTCAGACTATTCATAAAAGGTATGATCACTTTTCTTTCATAATCTTCTTTAGTAAGTACGTCATATCCTTTTAAATATTCTTTACGATCAGCTGACAATCCTGTGCCAGAGATGTACTTAGTATCTTTAAAGCTTTCATACTCGTTCTGTATGGTGCCTACTCTTGTATAAATTGCTTTAACTATGTCTTTACTAACATCATTAGCAATCCGAGTCATTCCACTACCATACATGCTCATAATGAATGGGTATTTAGCAACATCACGTAAAGATTCACTAATTGTAAAGTCTGGGTAAACGATATTTAATGCAGTATTTAACTCGTTATATTTAGCTTTAAATGTATCTTCATTAGAATATTTACCAACTCTTTCTGTTGGAAAGTCCTCTTTCCAATTGTTATCTTTATGCCATTCCCATGCAACCTCAGCAGACATACCCTCTTGAATATACTTAATTAGATCTTCGTAAACACCTGGTTGAGTCGGATCATGTGCTTCCCCGTTAAAATTATTACCTACTTGCTTGTTTCTTTTTATTAACTCTGCTTCTTCCCACATAGGGAATTGATAGACATTCTGGGCCCAACCATTAGAAATACCATCAATTTCACCTGATATATCAGATGTAAAGGTTGAGTTAATTTTAGCTATTTTAAAATTATTTTTCTTTTTAAATTGTTTATTGGGTAATCCTGCTTTGGTTTTTACAATAGCCTCTACAGTCATATATTGAGATAATGCAGCTATACCATTTAGAATAGTTAAATTAGCTTCCTTAAATGCTGTCTCTCTTTTAACTTTAGAGATAGCTATAGCAAAATCTTCAGCGGCTCGTTTTTTAGATTTAATAGCTTTTTTATCGTTGGCGTCAGCTTTTATAAGTTCTTTAGCTGCGTTAATTCTTTGCAGAGCTTCAACTGCTTCTAAGATATAAGGATTCTTAATAATTTCATCAAATTCTCTTTCTGAATCTAGTAACTCTTGTTTAGTTACTTTGACAGAAAAACTTTGGGCAACTCCTAATTTGAAATTATGAAGATTCTTTTTTGAGTATTGTCGTGATTTCCAGGCATTTACTAAAGCTCTAGTAACTTTACTTTGTTGTGGATTAATGCGACCTAATTGCATAAGTCTATGATGATTTTGCAATTGGTATGCTATATAAAATGCGTTTAGTTCTTTTCGATCATTTGCTGCTAAGAGTTCTTCCAATGTATCAAGTTTATCTCTATTAGAAGATTCTCTTGACTTCATTTCTACTTCATGGAATTTCCCTACTTTCTCTCCTTTTTCGTTTAATATATATTCTCCTTCCGCATCTTTTTTATATAATTCTTCAACACCCATTAACTCATGTAAAACAGATTCATGCTCCCTTATATCATCTACAATATCCATAGATTGGGATTTTTTCCATACAACTTTTTGTGCCTTTTTAAGTAATCTGTTAACTTCCTCCCCAACACTAGTAAAGGTTCCTTTAATACGTTTAGCTACCTTTGCGGGTGTTTGAAGAGGTCCTGGGCTAGTATTTATATCAGTTCCAGTAACTTTAACTATCTCATTTAATGCAATATTACCTGCTTCAGAGATACGACTACCTTCTTTTACTTTAATATGCTTGTATCTTTTTTGCTCCTCTTCCGGTATTGGTCTACCTTCTGGATATTTTTTTCGTATTTCTGGGTTACTGGAAATTGGGTGTCTAGTAGGTGCATTATTAAAAGTTCTGTCTTCTCTATAATCTTCAAAATCCCATTCATGTTTTTCAACTCTAAAATATGCACCATTGTCATCTACCGTACCTTGAGCTATTTCTATAGCCATCATTCCAAGAGCTGGACCTAATTGTTCAAAGTATAAATCTATCCCTGCTTGGGTTAATGGACTATTAAGAATCCTAGATTCTTCTGCTGTTAACTTATATTTACGTGCTTCAGCTTCTGCTTCTTTTAATTCTTTTTCTTCAGTAATTTTAGATGCTTTTTCTAATAATCTATTATATTTATCTTCTTTCTTTTGTAGTTTTTCTTTATTAATTTTTTTAGCGGATAACTCTAGAAGTTTAATTGCATCACGACCCATATCTCCACTAACATCATGATACCCATATCCTAGACCACTAACTTGATCATCTTCGACTGTAGTAAGCTTCTGGGATCTTCCTTTGTATAAAAAGGCCCCTTTACCAAACTCCTGATCTCCCCATCGATTATTATTAGGATGTTGCTGCCTGAATGTCATGGCAGTTAACATCAGTGTAAATACTATTTGATCAGGTAATTTACCTTGGTTGTTTTTATTATCTAGGTCTTCTTGGAGTAATATACTTAATGGTTCTTGAAGAGCGAAGTTTTTTGCGTTTAATAGTTGACTTGTAAGAACAGGCTTATCTATACCTATTAGTTTTGTGTGTTTACCCTTAGTCGCATATGTATATGTAAAGGTTCCATCTTCTTTCTCAACTAGATCTACGTGAAGATAGTCTTCATCAATTTCAAAAGGTCCATCTTTTTTAATTTGGTCATTATTTTTAGATGTCTGTATTACACCATCAATTAGCCACTCTACAATATCTGTTCTTGCTAGTTCTTTATAAAGTATATTTTCATATCGCTTTTTAAAATGAGTGTAATTAGCAGCTAAACCTTCAGCTGAAGCTTCAGTTACACCTAACTTCATCAGTGCAGTAGTTAATGCTTCCTCAGTATCAAAGTCTGTATGTTGAAGAGTATTAATATGTGCTTCATCTAATCCTTGATTTTTAGCTCCTACCTGAACTAAATCTATAAAATACGCACCTGCTAAGCCTAATTGATTTGTTAAATTACCAGCTGCATCCTTAAGCTTAGCTATTAATTCTGGAGTTATAACTCTCTTGTATGCTTTTGCAGCCCCTTCAATGAAGTTAGGGAATAGCTTTAATTGTTCTCCTTTTCTAAAAAGTGTGGTATCTGGTTCACTCTCTTCATCGAAGTCGAATTCCTCTTGGTACCCCTTCTCATCCTTTCCAGGAGGTTTAGTAACAGGTGGAGGAGATTCAGGAGCTTCATCAGATACTGGAGTTGTTCCTTTAGGGAGTGTACCTTCTGGGAAAAGGTCAAGTTGTTCTGGTTTTTTATCAGCTTCTTCTTCCTGTTTTTTAATCTGGGCAACCAGCTCAAGATACCTTGTTCTGAGTTCTTTAAGTTCATTCTCTTCATCCTCTGTCCTTTCTTCTTTTTTACTTAGTTTTGTACCTCTTTCTAATACCTGATCTAATTGAGTCTTAAGAACAGAGATAGGAGTTTTTCCAGATCTATCAATTGTCATACTAGCTATAGATTCTGGTGTAATTGGTACAATAGGTCTCCCTAGAATATTCCTAACTTCTTCTAATTTTTTAAGAACCTTCTCATTTTCTTCAAGGATAAATGCTTGATTTTCATATTTTCGAGCCATGGAGGTTTTTTCATACCCTCTAACTACCCCCATTATAAAGTTTCCGTAATTTGCCTCTTTTTCAAGAGTATTAATTAGATTAGTAGATTTATCATCAATCCGTGTAATGTAAGCCCGTTTACCTTTGTATTCTCCATTTTTTTGTGCTTCTTCAATTGCTTTTACACTATCCGTTACTACTTCATAATTCATCTTTCTACTGGTATCACTTATCCGAGTACCAACTACAGCTGCAACTGTTCCAGGTTTAAGCGAAAGACCTTTAGCTACTTGGAATGCTGCTAATTTATCATTAAGGTTTGCTGCATGTGTCTCCATGTGTGATCGAATAACTGCGATACGCTGATCACGTACATCTGTGTCATCTTTATAGTCTTCGTAAGCTTTTACAATATCTTGATAATATGAGTATAAGCCTTTCCATTTTGCCTCTGTTCCTTCAAGAATTTCTCCATGTACATCCGATAAAGTTTTATCGATAGTTTCGTTTTTACCTGCTCTTTTTCTTTGTATTCTTTTCTGTTCAAGTAGATCCTTCCAGAATTTTCTATCTGCTTCAGTAGCAGTAGCATTCTCCTCGAGAGCAGCAACTCTCTTTTCTAATGCCTCAACCTCTAATTTATCTGTTTCAGTAAAACTATCTTCTGAAGAGCCCAGTACTCTCTTGCTTTTACCTAATAATGTTTTAAGTGCTTCTATTTCTGTATCGAAAAACTTTCGGACAAGTATTTTTTGTTCGTCAGTTAAATCTTGTGCAACAAGTTCTGCTAATTGTCCTGTATATCCTTTAGATATATCAGGACGTGTAGCTAATCCAATTTGATCTATTGGGATAGTTTCATCTACACCTTTAAGTTTTACATGTCTTTTTCCATCTCTTTCTTGTATCCCAAAAACCTCTTCAATAATAAAACCCTGAGAATCTTTTAATGCTGGGTCCTCTGTATCTAATATAGTAACTATATCGCCTATTCTAAATTTTTCATCGACAGGCATGGTTTCACGATCTTTTGTAGCTTGTTTACGTGTTTCCATGATCATCGTTATACGAGCTTCAACCTCACCATCCGATAATTTGGAAATTACTATACTTTTTGCATCTGCTGATGCTTGATCTTTATCTACTAGCTTTCCACTGGACGGATCACGTCTATAAGATTGATTTTTAATTTTTGTTTCATCTGTCTTCTTTCGTTGTCTTAATACTTTTTCATGGGCTTTAAGAATGTCTTTATTAGCCGGTTGCTCTAATAAAGCAGTAAGTTCTTGTTGTCTTTTAGTTAGAGCAGCTATTTGGTCTTTTGCTCTTTGTTTAGCTTCTTCAATCAGTTCTTTTTTCTTTTCTTTAGTTAGGTCTTTATGAACAGCCTTTTCAATTGCTTTAATTGCAGTATCACGATCTACGTTAACTGATTTAAGTGCAGCATTAACACCTGCAAGTTCTGCATGAGTTGGTGTACTTGCGTAGGTGTCCCCAAATTTAAACTGTTCAGGTAATTGTTTCTCAACAGCTACTTTTTCTTCTGTCTTTGTTGTTATTTGTGCTTCTACTATAGACTCAATTTCTTCAAGAGCTTGTTCTACAGTCAGGTCTCCATTTTTAATTCTAGACTCATACTGCTTAAACAGTTTTTTAAGTAGTGTATTTTTAGTTTCAAGTTTTGCAAAATGTTTAGGTAGGGTTGTAGTTTCCTTGAGTGTATCTTCAATTTCAGCTTTAGCTGCATTTAGATCATCTAATTGCGTATTAAGAGTTTCTAACTTAAGACTATTCTCAGGTGATGCCTTTTTTTGAATTTCAATCTTTTCTAATTGTTCATCATAATTTTTAATATTAGCCTCAAGATTTTCTCTCTCTTGCTTCTCTTGTGTTGCTGCTTTCTCAGCTGTGGTAGGTTCTGTCATTTTTCCAACTACAGCTCCACCTACCTTGGTAGTAACTCCAATAGCAGCTACAGTAGGTGCAATTGTTGCTACTCCTAATAGTTCTGATATTGTAGCTTTTGCAAGTTTGTCTGCTGAAGTAAGTTCACCTTCTTGAGCTATTTGTGATGTTGCTTCTGAGATAAATCCCTGTCCTCCTTCTCCTAAAGCACCAGCACTTAATGACACTAAACTTCTAACACTGTTAGGAACAGTTAGTGCTAATTTCTCTCCAACACCAGCAATCCAGGGGAGTTGTCCTACTCCAGGTACTTTGCCAATAACTTTCATTAAATACCCAGCACTTATTTTCTCAGCAACAACACTCCAAGTAGTCCACCATTCAATTCGATCAAGAATTTCTGGTGTTAACTCTTTGTCAGGATTATTATCAACCCATTCTTTAATAGCCTCTTCCTGTGTACCTTGAACTAAAGCAGTTAATACGCCTAATTGTACGGGAACATTTCCAACTGTAAGAGCAATTGTATACCCAACACTTTTTAAACCTTCTTTTGCATACTTTCCTTTATGATTTTTAAGAGCATACATTGTAGCTGCAAGTAAACCTTCATTTTTCGAAATAATATCAAATGCAGCATCTGCACCCCTATAAGGTGCATCATTAGTAGGAAAGTGTTTTCTATATCCTTCCCAAAACTTTTCAATACTTTCTAGTTGTTCTGTATTTTCTTTGGCATCTTTGTCTAATTGAGCAATTACTGTATACTTATCACCATTTTTAAATTTTTGTAATTCTTGGGATAATGGAGTACTAGCAGCTATACTCTCTTGAATAATTCTATAGTTTGATACATCCTCTCGAGTAATATTTCTCTCCTCGCCCTGAGGAAATCGTATATTGTGATATAAATGTTTTTGTGATTGAAGTAATCGATTGTATTCACCTATTTTTCCAACTAAAGTTGTATTACCCACAAACATTTTTTGTGCTGTTTCTAGGGGTCGTGGACCATGTCCTATTATAAAATTAGCAATATCTCCTGCTGTATTATATTTAGCACCACCTTGAGCAAGTACTTGTGATTCTCTCCAAGCAGCTGCTGCATGAAAATGAGCAGAAGACTCACTTAGATTCCCAACAATTTCATGAGTGGGCATTATTGCTCCAAATGTTCCATTATCATATCTAACTACATGCCCATCTATACTTATGATTGCGGAAGGTCCCTCATTAAAACTAGGTTCTTTAGATAAGTTATCAATTTTTAGTTTAAATTTAGGGTCTATTTTTGCTCCCATAATTCGTTGTTTAAAACGACTTGATACTCCAGCTCCAATTACACTTTTAAAAGATTTTTGGACTGGTTGTTCTTCTATTTGTTCTGAGGGAGTAGTAGTAGGATCTAAATTATTAATTACATTATTTAACCAATTTTTATTCTTAGCTTTTTCTGCGTCTGATAGATCATCATAAACAGATGGGTGAGTTGGTGCGTATATTTCTGCGAACCATTTTAAGAAATCAAGATTCCATTTTCCGTCTTGGATTGCTGGTGTTTTATTTGGGTTGGCACCAATCAAACCACGTTCTTCAGCTTTATCTACATCTTTTCTGGTTCCACCTGCTTGCCATCTCTGTATATGTCTACGTAAATATTTAATTGTTGCTTCTTTAGCTTCTGCTATTGAAATTGTTTCACCAAGAGCAATTCTTCTTTTAAAATCATCATTCCAAGTTTGACCAAAAGGAACTATAGCATCTGGACCTTCAGCAATCTGAATTGAATCAAGTAAACTTCCTATAGGATTTTCTAGTGCAGGAATGTCTGGTGAGGGAAGATTTATCTCTCTTTCTTGGTACGCAATTCTATCAGCCTTATCTTTTTCTGCTTTTATAGCTAATATACGCTGTTGTTCTTCGTTAAGACTAGTATCATTAGCCCATTCAATAAATTTGTTATAATTTTTTTTAATATGAGTTAATGCTTCATTAATAGATACCCCAGTTATATTCTCGTGCTTCATGAACTTTGTTGCTAGGGTTTTTAAACTATCAACACCTTTACCTAATCCTCTTAAAAGAGGTTCATCAGCTTGGAATATAGTATCCCATAATGTGTTCCATTCCTTTCCTGGATCTATATCTATTTCACTTAACTGTTCTCCGGCTTTTGCACCTAATTTAAAAGCAGCTTGTTCTTGTTCAGTGAACAAGGATAAGTCAGGAGGAGTATCATCTTTGTCTTCAGTAGAAGCAAAACCTTGTTTTGCACTAGGTGCTAAACTTGGAGGAGGGTCTAAACTTATGCCTAAAGGAGGACCATATTGTTTGATAAATGATTCAATTGCTTTTATATTTCCTTCAGAATTATCTGGTTCATCTGGACGATACTCTATACCTAAAGAAGGGTACTTTTCTGCAATGGATTTAACAAACTCAACAGCATTAAAATCAGCTATTGCTACTCCAGTACGATCCATAAATTCTGATACTTCATTTTTTAAGACATTAATAGGATTAGAAGAAGGTTGAGAAGGAGGTGTACTTTTTCTTCCAGCAGGAGTATCTGTATCTCCTATGAAACCAAAAGATTCTTTAGGGGTATCGGTAGGTATTGGAGGAATAGAACCGTTCTTAATTCCTAAGGCACGTTTAAAAGCGTCTATTTTTTGAGTTTGAACTCTATTATTACCAAATGTTTTTTTAGCTTGTAAAACATCTTTGGCAATACTTTCAGCTGATACATTTGGGAGATTAACGGATGGCAATCGTGGATCAAAAGGACCTTTATACCCACGTTGTGCAAGAACTACATCTTCATTAAATGTTTCTTCTTGTATGCCTGGATTAGGAGAGCGATTGTATAAAAGCGAGGTGTCTATATTTTCGGAATTAATATTTCCTTTATTACCATTACCATTACCATTACCATTTATAAAAGCTCTTGTAAGCTCAGGATTTTTAAGTTTAGCCATATGTCTATACTATTCATTTATTTTCCAGCCGGTTTTCCAAAAAACCCCTTAATTTTTTGCACTATCCAAGATTGACCATTTTTTCTCATCTGTTCTTGTTGTTCTTTGGTGGGAGGTTTGCCAAAAATAATTTGATTCTTTCCTCTAAAACGCTCAGGTATAATTCCTGTAAAAAAGTACACACCCGTTTCTTTTATACTCATAGCTTGATTAGCTACTGCATCATTTCTCTCTCCAGCTAACTTCTCTAAAAGAGTAACTCCATTTTGAACATTATAGTCAATTCTCTTAGATCCTTCACTTGAAAGTTCGTCTGGTGGCATATTTTCTCTAAACAGTTTCATTAATTGAAAATCTGAAAGATTTTTCATTTCTTTATGCCGATCTATACTCCTAATAACTACATCGTTATCATCAAATGGTAATCCAGTATCTTCATCTATACCTGTGTGACCTACTATAGCTCTGTTCAAAGTTAACCAGAAAGCAGCTTCTTTATCAGAACCCTTTTCTATAAGATATTTTCCATTTCTGTCTGTAAAAATAGCTTTATATCTATCGATTAGATCACTAGCCGATTCACCAACTTTATTCTTTATATTGGTGAAATATTTTGCCGTTCCTTCATCTTCTGAAAATGATAATTCTTTAAGTACCTTATCAAGTCGTTTTAGAATGTATCCTTTTTTGCCATCCGTTTTCATACCAAACAAGGTTGTTTCCTGGTTTGTTCTAAAGTTTTCAGCTAGCTCCATGTATTTATCTTCACGTCTTGATTCAAAATCAGCAGCTTTCATTCCCTGCTCAAAACCCTTAGACAATCCTCTAGAACTATTAATAACCTTATCAATTTGTGCGTTAAGAAGCTTGTCAGGAATAGTTCGGTATTTGTCCTGGTATATCTCACGTAATTTATTTTTAAATAATGTTTGTTCACGTAGCTCTATGGGTCCTCGTGCACTTACAGGTAAACTATTTCCGTCTAAATCTATTTCTTTAAACATAGACTCAAATAAATCATTAGGCTGCATTCCTTTGCCTGAGTCTTTTATTAAATCTGTTCTCTCTAATGCAAGAAAAATATCCTCTTCAAAAGGCTTTATTTTTGCGTAAGCGTCTGGGTTTGCATTTATATAACTTAATATTCTGTTGATACTTGCATCTGTGGCTGCACGGGATTTACCTCTATCTGGGATATTAAGAGAAGTAGTCAGTGTGAGAGCTTCTTTTTCTAAAAATGCATCATGAACATCTTGTCCTTCTCGTGCCTTCATACGTAGGCTAAATTTTCTACCCTCTGGAGAATTATCAATAAGCTTTTTAGCTCTGGCTCTAAGTACTGATCTATTCCGTATCCCACGATTATTTTTAGCAAGATTATTAGTAGCATTTTTAATTGCTAATTCGTAAGCTTCTCCAATATATGCTTGAGGATCGTTTGGATCACCACCAGTTTGTCTAATTGCGTCACTAACAGTAGTTGCTCCAAGAACTATATTTGCACCTTCAAATGCCTGAGTAGCTAAAGCCGTTACTCCTGGAATATTCCTACTATTTGCAATATTATCGTCTACATAGCCTTCTATCGCTGCGTTCCACTTAGGCGATCCAACCTCATATTGACCAATATCTCTTTGTTGTTCTATTCCAATCTTTCTATGATCCTCACTTCTTAATTTATCTGTTACTGCAACATTGGTTAGATACTCAGCTGAACCAGCTTTATCAAGAGCTTCCATTGAATCATTAATCATTTTATCGTCATAAAGACCAACACTTCTATTTTTATTCAAAAGATCACGTATTTTTTTATCATTTAATGGATTTCCGGTATCAACATTTTGTAATTCTCTAATATGAGCTTGCGAAGTTATTCCTTCTTGTTTTTTTACTCCTGTTTTTAGAGTAGCAACTCTCTTATCTAAAAGAGTCCCCTCTTGTTCAAGACTCTTTCCTATAAGCGCATCATATTCAGCGGTTCTAGATGGAGGTACTAAACCTGCTGGTAATAGATTTTTACTCATGATAGCTCCTTAAGCTTCTTGTGCCGGTAGTAGTTTACTCATATATGGATTGTCTGATGGATTTGTCCTCAAATTTGGGTCTCGTTGTTTCCACATATCAGCTTCTCTTTTTAAAAATCGAGTATCGTATTCTTTTTTTACTAAACCAAATTTCTCTCTATCCATTGCAAGACTAGCATCTGCTCTTTCATTAAGTTTTGCTCTCCAATCTCTTAGATCATCTATTTGTTGTCCTTGTTGGTAAAGACCCCATCCTGTCATACCAATATTTGCTAGTCCGCTCAAACCTCCTAAGCTTTTCATTATACCCCCACCCCAAGGTTGAGTAGTTTGATTAGGATCACCCGGTGGTTTAGCATAAAAATCTGGATGCTTTCGAGCAAAAGCACCTGGTCCGAAGAAACTACTTCCCCCTAAACCCGCATTGTTCATTGTATCTACAAAACTACTAGTTCCGGGAGCATTTCCACCCGCTAATGCATTAATAGATTGCTCTGTAGTGGGTGCATTACCTGCAAATGGTAAACCTGGATTAAATTCATTGATTGAATATGGTGCTCCACCCATTGCTGGATCATTATATGGCATACCATTTTGAAGCCAACCATCGTTTGCTGGTTGTTGACTTAAACCTGCAGCTGGATCTCCTGCCCAATGTGGATTCATATATTCAGCTTGACTTGCCCAATTTCGTCTTGGTCCATTTGCCATAACTTATCTCCTTATATACTACTAATATAATACGTAATATTACCGCTATTTAATTTAATTGTCTATCTCTATCCATACATTAGTTCAATACTGTTTAGTCCATCGTGCTGATTTTGATAAATTGCAGTATTCATAGCAACATATTCAGTACACGTTGCTCTATAAAAATCTTCTGGACCTAATGCTATATTTTTCACTTTCCATCCTAATTGGAAAGCTCCTTTTAGATCTATTGATTTTGCAGTATACTGGTCTATCCAATCTTGCATTTCTTTGGTTTCCTCTCTTATTTGCTTCTGTTCTGCATAATGAGCTGCCTGATCTGAAGCTATTTCCTCTCCTAACGCATGAATAGTCATTTGTTGCATAGATCCTATGCCTTTTAAAGCTCCATAAGCAAACTTTACAAGATTTACAGGGGTAAAAACCTTACTAAAATTAAAATGAAATCCTTGAGGATTTACAGTTCCTGGCATAACTAAACTACCCCCACCAGCACCTATAGTTGCTCCGCCTGTAGGCCCATAACTGCCTACAGGTGCTGTATTTGGAGCTGATCCGTATGAAACTGCAGCCATACCTACCATAGCAACTAAATTAAGAATCATTGCTAGTTCTGAATTATCCCCAGCTATTTCTGTAATAATCATTTGAATGGCCATTTGAACGACCATATCCATAACTAGACCAGGGAGGGCAGCAAAGAAAACAGTTGCCATTGCTGAAATACCCCCTGTAGTACCTGCAACAATCAGTGCGTCCATTAAAGTTAAAGCTTCTCCCGTCCCTGTTCCCCAAGTGAAATAAACAATAACTATAATGATAATAATCATTACAAGGGCTTGGAGAAAACTCATACCTTCATGGACAATTTTTTCATAATGAGCTACATATATTGATGCATGACCTCCTGCTAAAAAGAGTTTACTAACTTGAGTATTAGATAAGTCTTTAATAAAATTATGAATAAATGGGACCATCAAATCCCCTTTATTCCCAAGATTAAATTTAACTACTCTAAAGTGTCCGCTAGACCCATCAACAACTCTACAAGAAGAAATTGGAGCAACTACCGTATAAGCATCTAATCCTGAAGGTTTAACACAATAGTAAGTTATTGATTGTCCTACAGTTGTCTCATGCGAAGCTGATTCAATTAATCGTAATACACCAGAACCGTTATTTTCATAGACTAGATCAGGAGTTAAATATTTTAATTCAGCAGTAGAACCATCTGCTTCTTGTAAAACAGGACTAGGATTGTTATAAGACATGCGTTCAGTTACTTGTAGCCAATTAGTAGCTTCTCCACTAGTAGCACCCGGATTTGGTACACCACTACCATCTAGAAAATCCTGTACTTCATCCAGATCATCTGCTTTATACCCTACGTTGTAGGTCCCTTTTCCAGAAGAAACGAAATATGGATTCACCAAAATATCATCAGAATCGAATCTAGACATATCAGAATAATAGATACCATTTTCAACACTTCCACTATCTGCATCAATAGCAGCTAAACTAGTATGTTCGAATGTAATATATGACCATTGATATGCTAATTTATTATCGTCTGTTGTAATTAATATATTATTCTGCGGTTTATCATCCCCTGTTGGAGAATCGTTATAAGTACCTTGTGTAACCCCCTGTGAAGGATATAAATTCTCAAACATAGTATATAAATATGACATTCCTGCTTGAGAGGTATCCCACATCCGTATACCAAAGTTCACATAAATATGATCTAAATCTCCTGGAGCAATAGATGATTCAGTTAAAATAGTATCAAGAATTGTTTCAGCATCTAAATGAATTCTATCTAACAAATCTTCAATTTGCTCAGCTTTAGTTGCACCAAAGGTAGTGTAATTAGAATTACTTAGTCTTAATGGGACACATGGGAGTGCTTCAATGGTGGTACCGTCTATATCAATCGGTTCTTCTATAGTATCTAAATCCGTGTATACTCCAGTACCTACTTTATAGATAAATAGGTATTGTCTAGAAGGAGCGCTATCTCTGTAATAGAATGAAACGTAGTGTAATTCAGTAGGTTTAGTAGGTGCTGTGTAGTATCTAGTTATGCTTCCAACAGTTGCTGCATTATATACTGGAATTGTGTAGGTATCTGGTCCTGAATTATAAACAATATTAGTAAGATCAGCTTGCCATCGTTCATCAGCAAATACTTCATCTGAACTAGCTATTTCACTAGTTATAGCAATATCAAAATGATTGGTAGAGGGGGTTACTGTAACCGTATCTGCAGCAGGAGTAATAGGACTAGTACTTGTTGTAGAGTGATCTTCCCCTATGGTATTAGTTCCTACGTTATATCCTGCATTCTCTTGAAGCCAGTATTTAGCCCAATCAACTTTCGACAATGCTCTTAAATAAGAACCTTCAGGAGTACACGGAACACCGTTGAGAGTATTTAATGCAGCTGTTAACTCAGTGTAATCTATAGTTAAAATATAGGATTCTACAGTAGGAAAATTTTCAAAATAATGCCCATTGTCAATAAAATTCATAAAATCTTTTACATTGCCCTTAAGACTACGAAATGCAGTGTGATATATAAGATTACTGGCAATATCTTGATTGTTTACAATGCTACGAATAAGTGAATTTAGGAGGGGATTTTTATTATCTACATCATCAAACAGAGGGATATTATGAACTTCATAATATTCAATAATTTGGGTACTTCCACTATCCCAGCCAAGAAGTACCATAATAAGTTGTACAACCATCTCAACTACTTGTACAACAGCTTCAACTATAAATACAATAACATCTACTATTGCTTCGAAAACACTGGCAACAAAACTCATAGAACGCCCTCCTATTAGGTAGGCTCGGCGTTAGCTATTTGGGTATTAATATTACCTGTACCTGTTGTGTTTAAAGCAACTACACCTGTAGAAGCTACACCAGCAGTAGAAATATTAATACTCCAAGCATCTAAAAGAGTTTTAAGATACTTTTGATCTGCATTCCATTGAAATCCTTTTGCTTGTTCACTAACTAAATTATTTGCTTTACCAACAACACTACCAGCTGTAGGAGCTACTTTTGTTTCTTGTTCAGTTTGTGCAAACTCTGTGACTTCTTTTTGGAATAACAAAGATTCTTCAGCATTACCTTTTTGTGCACCTATTGTATAAGCTACAGCTTGTTGCACAGTAGCTTGTATAGCCGTTAGGTATACTGTTGCGTAATCACTACCAGTAATTCGACCTAGATTAAACTGAGCAGCCATATGAGCATTGACAGTTGTCATCATGTCATCAAATATACCGGTACCTGTTACTATATTATCGGCACTTGTAACAACATTCTGGGTTAAATTAACAATAGAAATAGTCATTAGTTAGTAGCTCCTACACTAAAGCCCGCAGCTTTACTAGCTGCGAGAACTCTTTCTACTTCTTCTCCAGTAAGAGGATCTAAAATTCGTACATTAAATTTCTTAGTTAAATATGGTTCCAAAACTTTTTCACCATTAGCTCTAGTTACAGTTCTAAATTTCTGCATCTGACCATTTTCAATCTGATTAAGAAGAATTACCGGGACATGCCATCCTTCTTCATTATTAAAAGGAACAAACTTTTTAATCATTCGTCCATTATTAAGTCCTGAAGCACCTACACTAAAAATAAGTCCTGGGTAGTTAGCCATATTAGGATCATTAGGAGTAACTACTACACGAACAAGTTTCATAGCTAATTTTTCTTTAGTTTGCATGGCTGCTAAATGTTTTGCTTTTGCAGCTCTAGACGCTTCAGTAGAACCAGAAAGATTAGATGTAGATGTTTTAGTGTCTTCTTTATACTCTTTAGTTCTAACGTCAGCTAGAGTAGAAGCAAGCTTCTTTGTTCCAGTTTTATGATGTAACGTAACTCCGTTATCTGTTAACTCTTGTCGTATTTCTTCGTCTGTCATTGAGTTAATGGGAACTGCTGCTGTAGTGTCTTCCATGCTTCCTCCTATTTATTGGTTTCTATTTCTGTACATTTCTCTGTACTTTTCAAGTTGTATCTTACTCATCCCTTTACCTTTTTTCTTTAAAAGCTGATCTTTAATCTTTGGGGATAATCTACCCCATGCACTACCTTTCTTAGGTGCAGTTGTAGGTGCTTTTCCTGGTTTCATGGAACTAGGTTTATTCTTACCAATTTTTTTAAACCATTCAGGATGCTCTTGCATAACTTGTTTATTGGCTGCTTGACTAGCTGCCCTTCCTGCACCTGTTCCACCTCCAGCTTTCTTCACTGCTGCACGTATTAATTGAGCAAATTTTGGTATTACTTGGAATACCATAGCTATTCTCCTTTAAAATGGGATGTTACTTCTTCCATATTTGTCTCGTTCATATCTGTCTTCTTTTCTTAATTCTTGATTATAGCGAGACTTTGCTTTTGCTTTAGCTCTCTTTTTCTTTGACTGCGTTGAAGGCTTTGTAGGATTAGGACTGCCTGCCCAATAACGGTCTTCTGCGTCATTAGCTTTTTTAATATTTTTTCTCGTATTTCTTGCTTTTCTAGTAGCTTTATTAGGTTTTTTCTTGGTGTAGCTTCTACTTTTACCTTTTACTAATTTAGCAGCTTTACCTATTAGTCCACCAGCCATGACGTTCTCCTATTAAAAAGTCTCCCCCTCCCGCTACTCTGCGAGCAGCGGTCGGAGGGACGATTAAACAATGTTAACTACTACGGACCTGTTGACGTTAGAGCAGTCCAAATAATACCTAAACGCTCTGGACGAAGTGCCATAAAGCCGTAATACCATTTGATGGAGTAGAACCCTACCTCACCATATGGATCATCTAAAGAAGCAATTTCTTTACCAGGCTTCTTATGATTAACGGTAAATTTAACACTCTTGCCATCAGTTTGAAAACCGATAGTAGTAAATGCGCCATCTCCAACAACTAGCATTGGATAAATATCAGCACCATCTTTACCAGTACCATCAGTTGTTCCGCCAGCAGCACCACCTAAACGGTCATACTGCATTTCTGGAACTACAACAATACGAAATTGATCAATAGAACCAATTTCACCATGCATAATAGTGCCAGCGTCAGCATATTTTTCTACGCCAACAAAAGCTGAACCAACAGTTGTACCTGCAATATCTTTCATTTTACGTACTATAGGAATTAACTCAGTTCCGATAAACATAACTCGACCACCATTAATGGTTTTAGTATCAATCATACGAGAACCACTAATAATCTTTGTTTGCTTAGGACATTTAGCATCATCCAAAGCAATAGAAAGATTCATCATAGTTGTGTAATTAACAACTTCATCAACTTCTAAAGTACCACCAACTGTAACTCCATCAGCACCAGACATATAGTAAGCCGTACCATCAGAAGTTGCGGTAGTAATCAAATCATTCTGAAGCTCAGCTTCAGTCAATTCATTAGCACCTACAAGAGCTTCCTCAACAATATGAGACAACAAATCTGCATCAGAATCGAAGTCCATTGATTCTTGAGTATACTCAGTAAAAAAACCACGTTTAAGCAAATCCCCTTCAACTTGAGTACGCGTGAAACCTACTCGGTTAACACGACCACCGTTCTCACGTAAAGTTGGGATCTTCTTTTTAATGGCACCAATATCTTTATATGAACCATAAAAATTTTGGTCATTTCGTGCAACGTCTACTACACCAGAACCTGCTATAGCAGCCGTTTCATTTGCGTAAGCATCATCGACTACAACACCTGAACTATTCCAGCCAGTCCAGGTATTTTGTGTAGCTTGATCATACAATCCATCTTGATCTAGTCCCTGAGTACCTGTATTTGCTACATCAATCAAAGGAACGTAGACATCCTGCTTAATCTTCTTGCCCATATGCTTAGGCATCGCTCGTACATCAGCCAAAGGCATGAAATACTGGTGATCCCGAACAGCAATAAGAGCTTTTTTGAAATAATAGTCCATTACCGCCTGGGCGCCTATACTGGAAGCAGATCCAGCAGGGGTGCCCTGACTAGGAGTATTATATAAAGTTTCGCCAGCCATTTTTCACTAGGCTCCTATTTATATAGTGATTAGTTACCGGACAGCATACTTCTTCATAAAATCTTCATCTGATAAACCTAAAAAGTTATCATCAGGTGGAGCTTTCTTTGTAGTAGTCTGCTTGACCGGTGCTGCTGCTTTTCGTTTTTTATCACGATCAGCCTCAGCTTTTTCGTCAGTTTTACTTGATACTTTCGACTTCCCAGCAGATTCAGGTTGCTTAAACATATTATTTTTATTCATATGTTCTGCAACTTGTCGATACGCTTCTACATCAGGAATTCCATTTAGTTTACCTAATGCTTTTTCCTGTTGTAATACTGCGTTTATTTCATCATAAATACCATTAGCCATATGTGCATTAACAATCCCAATAATTTCAGGTTGGTCTGAGATAGCACTTCTACTTTCTGTATCCCATTCCTTAGTTAAAACATTAATGGTTTTATTAAATGTTTCGGTATCTTTGATGTCATCGAGTACACGATCCAAATTATATTCTTTATCTGTAATAGAATAGTTAGTTGGTTCGTATTCTGTGGGTGCATCTTTGTCGATTTCTAAAGGATCTACATCGCTTTCTTTAACAAGCTTGGCGATAGCTTTAGGGTCCTTTTTGGATAAATCAATTAGATTATTCAATTTAGCTTCATCAAGAAGCTCATTGTTTTCTAACATCTTAATTATCTTCAGATTGGGTTTTAATTTGCCCATCTTCTTCTGATAATTAGCACCCATCTGCATTAGACGGATAATATCCTCAGGGCTCTTAACCTGCATATCAACGCCATTGGCTTTGAAAGGTTCAGATACCTTTTTATAAGCACTTTCGTAATCAAACTCTGTAGTTTCCGGAGTATCCCCCTCTGTATCAGTCGAGTCTATCTTACTAGTATCAAGAGATTCTGTCGTATCACTATCAGCGAAAGGTTCAGGCTCCGTCTGGGTATCCCCTTCAGGTTGGCTTACTTCTTCCTTAATAGTTTCACTTTCAGTTTGCTCCTGTGCTTCACTTACCTCCTCTTCGGAGGTAGCAACCTTATCCTCATCAGTTTTATCTGATGATTCAATTTCTTGTTCAGCTGGCTTTTCGTCTGTTTCAGCTAAAAGCTCAGCAGGATCTTTTTCTAAAAATTCTGTATCAGATAAGCCTAAGGAAGTTTGTGTCATACACTTATCTCCTCAGCTAAAATTTCTTCACGAGTTTCTTCATGTTCACCTATAGCTTGATCCATTTCGGCACCACGTCTCATAACAGATTCAATATAATTAGCTAAAGCTCCAATACCATATTGCATGTTATCAATTAACTGCATTTGTTCAGGCGTAAGATGAGAACTTTTAGCCATAACTAACCTAGCTGCTTCTTCCTTAAAATACCCCTCACCAATAATATCTTTCCATGGTTCGCTAGCCGTTAATTTAACACAATTATCTCTCATTTTTCTTAATTTTTGAGCCATATCAATTTGGATTTCAACTTGTTCTAAATCTGTCATACTCCCCCTTGTGTTTTAGTTAATTGATCAAATGCACTTTTATCAAGATTAGATAACCTATCATGCTCTTTACTCTCCATATTTTGAGCATGCTTTCTATCTTCTAAACCCATATCTCTCATATCTCTGGCTCCAGATTCTTTATCAACAAAGTCTAGATCCTTATTATCAGAATCACTATGCATACTTCGTGCTTTAGCAAGTTCTGTTTGAGTCTTGGCACTCTTAAGTTCAACATCAACGAAATTCTCTTTACCCTTGGCAGTTTCATTCTGAACTTGTGCTTGAAGTAATGCTAATTCTAATTGTGCTTTTTGTTGTGCTAATGGATTAGGTTGAGGTTGGTATTCGGCAATGCGTTTAGCTAAATCAGGCATCTTACGTAATTTAGCAATATCAGCTAATATCATCTGGCTCATTTCTGGAGGCATAGTATTACCCATAGTTTGTAGCATAAATGCTAGTTCACTACCTTTTTGTTCATCAGCTTCAGCAGTAGAAATATTAAGCTTGATATCATATTTCCCTCCTAAGTCATTTCGATTAATAGCTATAAACTTTTCATTGGTAATACGAATAATTTCTTCGTCTTCCAGGAACTCTGAATTCATTGAAATAACTTTACGACCAATCTGATTTAATCCATTAGAGAGTCTACGTAAAATACCTAATTCACGTTTAGAAGTAGCATCAAGTGCTGATCTAATACCAGTAGCCGTAACTCCTAATGCTTGCCCTGAAATACCTTGAGTAAATGCTTTAACGCCTGTTAATGCTTCAGCATCGTTATTCTGCATGTTTAATACTTCTAATGCAGATCTAGGAATCTCTGGGTATACTTCCATATGAAATGCTTGTCTCGGGTCTACGTTAGCATTAAACTTATAATCCTCACCCCGTTCGAATTTACGTGCATTAGTTACGTCAAGAGCATCTTTTCTAATACCTTGTTGCCCACTAGCGCTGCGGCCAATAATATCAATAATGCCGCGAGTAACAGCACCCACGATTTTTTGATTATCTTCGATAA